ATGGATCGACCCGCCGGAGAGACCGTCTGCCGACGAGTGATTGCCTATCGCCCGCTCCCGTCCCAAGAGCGGTTTCACCGGTCCGCGGCCCGCTTCAAGGGTTTCTCGGGGCCGGTGGGTTCTGGGAAAAGCCAAGCGTTGTGCCAAGAGGCGATACGGTTGGCTTACCTCAACCCGGGACGCACCGGACTCTTAGGGGCGCCGACGTATCCGATGCTGCGGGAGGCGACGCAATCCACGCTGCTTGACATTTTGGAAGCCAACCGAATCCCGTACGAGCACCACCGGGCGGAAAACGTACTGGTGCTCAAGGATACCCGCTCCAGAATTGTGTTTCGCCCGCTCGATGACTTCGAGCGACTACGCGGCACAAACCTCGCCTGGTTCGGCCTGGACGAGCTGACCTACACCTCTGAGGAGGCGTGGCTGCGGCTGGAGGCAAGGCTGCGCGATCCGCAAGCACGAAAGCTTTGCGGATTTGCGGTCTGGACACCGAAAGGTTTCGATTGGGTTTACCGACGGTTTGTCGCGCAGCCAGTAGAAGGTTACGACGTGGTTTTCGCTACACCATTCGAAAACCGGCATCTCCTTGCTCAAGTTCCCGACTATTATGAGCGCCTTAAAAGGAGCTACGATCCCCGTTTTTATGAGCAGGAGGTTCTCGGGAAATATCTAAACATCTACGAAGGTCAAGTCTACTACGGATTCGATCGCACGCGCAATCTCCGTTCCGTAACCGTCAATCCGCAGCTACCCCTGCTGTGGTCCCTAGATTTTAACGTAGACCCCATGTGTTCGATCGTCGCCCAGAGCCATCACGGCGCCGTTTACGTCCTCGACGAGATCGTCATTCGCCGTGCCACAACGCCGGACGCCTGCAAGGAGTTTTGCGCGCGCTGGGGACAACATCCAGGCGGAATCATCATCCACGGCGACGCAACCGGCTCCCACGGCCGGACGACGGGCGCCACCGATCTCGAGCTCATCCGAAGCTTCTTCCGGTCGCGCGGTTACTCCAACGTGAGCTATCACATCGCCGCATCGAACCCCGACGTGCGCAGCCGTGTGCACCTGGTGAACGCCCTTCTGCGACCTGCCGCCGGCGAACCCCAGCTTTACGTCTCCCCAAACTGCCGGGAGCTCATCGCGGACCTCGAGCAGGTCAGTTACAAACCTGGAAGCACAGTTATCGACAAGGAAAAGGACCCGCGGCGCACGCACCTCTCCGATGCGCTTGGCTACCTTGTCTGGGCACACTGTCGGCCCCGGGGCATAGCGGGCGAGCAACAACATCGACTGACCCTGTACTGATCGTGTCTCACGCCCCAAGACACACCACACTGTCCTGCTCGCTCCGCAGGACACTATCCTTACTGGAGCACTGCTCATGAACATTGACCGAGAACATCCGGAGTACACTTTGAAAAAGGCGGCCTGGAAAACCTACCGCGATCTGTACGCCGGAGGAGAGCAATTCCGCGCCAATGCTGCGTCCTATCTCATCCGGAGACACAAGGAGCCCCCAGACATCTATGCGGAACGCCTACGCCGTGTGTTTTACGAAAACTACCTTGGTTCTATTATTGACTGGTATGCCGCTACGCTATTTCGGCGCGAGCCGATCATTACTGTAGAGGGGGACAGCGACATCGGCAAGACATTTTTCAGCGCCTTTATCGAAAACTGCGACCTGAAGGGCACCTCTTTGACCGACTTCTTCCGCAAACAGATCACCGAGGCCATGGTGAGCGGCTCGGCCTACATTCTCGTCGATTTTCCGCAGAGGATCGGCGAACCGCGCAATCGTGCCGAGGAAGAGGCGAAGGGCTGGACGAGAGCATACCTTGTGGGTTACCGTCCCGAAGAGGTTATCAATTGGGGTTACGATTCCAATGGCAGACTCGACTGGGTCGTTTTGCGAACGGAGTTTCTCCGCCAGCAACGCTTTGAAAGCGACAGACCGGATCGCCGGATCCGATGGACGTACTTTGACAAAGCCGAGTTTCGAGTTTTTGAGGCTTCCGACGAGCCGCAGTCCCGACCTCGACTTGTGGCTCATGGCCCACACGGCCTCGCCACTCTAAACATAGTGCCGCTTTTCAAGTTGGAGCTGAGCGAGGGTCTGTGGCTCGCAAACAAGGCCGGGTCACTGCAATTAGAACACTTCAATAAATCCAATGCTCTTGCCTGGGCTTTGACCATGGGCTTGTTTGCTTCCCCAGTAATCTATTCCGATCGTGAGTGGCACCAAGTCGTGGGTGACTCATACTACATCCAGCTTGGACCAGAAGACCGATTCGGCTGGACGGAGCCGGAGGGGCACGTGTTTCAGATTGCGGCCGACAATCTCGAGCGGCTCAAGAACGAGATTTATCGCGTCTGCTACCTCATGACGCAGGCGGGTGGGGCCTTTGCCACGAATCCACCTCAGTCCGGCTTGAGCAAGCAGCGCGACTTTACAGTCACACAGGAAGTCCTTCGCGCTTATGGCGACGCGGTCAAAGACACGATGAAGCGCGTCCTGACCGCAATTGAGGCCGCACGAGGCGACGGTCTGCGAATCACTGTTTCGGGGCTGGACGAATTCGACATCGGCGACTTCAGCGGCGAACTGGAGGACGGCATTAAACTGTTGCAGCTGGCAGGTGCGTCGAAAACACTGCGCAAGCAGATTTTGAAGAGACTAAGTCTCAAATACTTGTGCGACGTGCGTCAAGATATCAAGGACCGCATCGCACAGGAAATCGACGCCTGGTGCGATCAAGAATTTAGTGAAAGGAGAGACGAATGACCGATCACCGGAAGGAACAAGGCGAGCTGTCAAGCAGCACTGATCACGTTAAGACTGCAATTCGGGAGGCGCTCGAGGAGTATTTCAAAACTCAGGCGTCCAAAGCGGAGCCAGCCTACAAGAATGAGCTGGCGGAAGAGAGAAAGCGCCGCGAGCAGCTGGAGCGGCGTGTCAACGAGCTCATCGAGGAGAACGCACGAAGCCGGCGACGGGCTGAGGAGGCGGAGCGGCACGCGGCAATCCGTGCGGAGCTGCAACGCCTGGGCGTGACGAAAGTGGATCTCGCGTTCCGGGTAGTCAGGGACGACATCCGCCGTGCTGAGGACGGCCAACTCGTGGCCACGACGGACCAAGGGACGATAAGCCTGCGCGAATATTTGGCGAAATTTGTGAGCGAGAATCCTGAGTTCCTGCCGGCGCGCAACCTCGGGGGCTCTGGCGCCACACCGCCGGCCCGGTCGTCGGCTCCCGGAGTCGTGGATCTGGAGCGTATCCGCCCCGGGATGAGTGCTGAGGAGCTCGAGCAGGTACGCCGAGAAATTGCGCGCCTAGCGTCGCAGTCAGTGAGCGGAACTTAGCGAGCCAAGGGTTTTGAAGGATCCTGTAGCTCCCAGCCTTTTAGCCCGAGGGGCATGGAGCAAAGGGGAAGTCCGCTCCCGGGAGCGGAACGATAAACAAGCACGAAGGAGAACGGAAACAAATGCCAGCAATTACGTCAACGAACGTGGCGAACGCGATTGTCAAGCTGGTCGCGGTGGACGCTTTACCCGCGCTCATGGGTAACCTTGTCATGGGGAACCTGGTCAATCGCGACTTTGAGCCCACGCTTGCTCAAGCCGGCGACACGGTAAACGTGCCAGTCCCGCCGAGTCTGGTGGCTAACAACATCGCTGAGGGTGGAACTGTGCAGCCGCAAAATCCGAGTCTCGGCAATGCACAGATCGTACTGAACACGCATGCGGAAGCGACGTTTCAGATTCCTGATGTGACGAAGGTCCTTGCGGTGCCGGATTTGCTGAAGCTGTACATGCAGCCCGCAGTGGTCGCACTCGCGGAAAAAATCGAGAGCGACCTGCTCAGTCTCTATGCCAACTTTACCGCGAACGCCCCGGTTGGCACACCGGGCAGCCCGATCACTGAATCGGTGATCGACGCGGCCGAAACGGCCTTGTTCCAAGCGAAGGTTCCAGCCAGTGAGCCAAAGTATCTGGTTGTAGACGCATCGACGTACTCCCAGCTACGGCAGATTCCGCGTTTCAGTGAATTTCAGACAGCCGGAGAGGCGGGCCTGAGGGCGCTGATTGACGGATCCGTGGGCAAGATCAAGGACTTCTACGTGTTCCGGTCTCAGTTTGTCCACAAGACGGGGAGCTCGCCGGTGACTACGCACAATCTGGCATTTGCACGGAGTGCAATTGGGCTGGTGATCCGGCGCCTGCCCCAACCACTGCCTGGTACGGGCGCCATCGCCGAATACGCCGAGCTAGGAAACTTCGGCATGCGCGTTGTCATGAGCTACCAGCCGAACACCCTGGCCCAACAGTTCACGGTGGATGTGCTTTACGGGGTCGGCGTTTTGCGGAACAGCTTTGGCGTGCAAGTGAACAGCTAGTCCAGTGCCTTTGCCGCGTGCGGCGCAGACGTGATCTTTCGTGCTCGGTCCGAACCGGAGCAGCATCCGTCTGCGCCGTGTCACGGCGTTAGCGGGCGAGACATTGAACTGCATACTGTCAACTGGAGAACGGCATGGATCTTAAAAGCTACTACCAGAAGCTTCGGGAGATGGAGGCGGCTTTGCCGTCCGATTACGTAGTCGTTGTGAGCAAGGAGACGCCGGACGGGGGCCGGGCGGGCACGCTCACCGAAGTGCCACGTCGACTCGCAGCGAAGTTGATCCTAGACGGGGCTGCCGAGCTTGCGACCGAGGAGCAAACCAGGAAGCTGCGAGCGCTGGGGTCAGAGCCGGATGATCAGACCACCATGAACCCTCCCGGCGGAGCGGACCAGCGGAACGTCGACGAGGCCAACACGCGCCGCGTGGAAACGAACAGGAAAAAGTAGCGCGACTTCGCCGAGGACGGTATCACCATGGCACTTTTTACGGACGGGGAACTGGCCACACTCGAGCGACTGCGAGAGTACGAGAGCGCGATTGAGGAGGTTCTCACTGGGGAGCGCATCGAGATGTCCAGCAAACTCCGACTGGCACACGAAGATGTGGCAACCGATCTGAACGTGTTCCTCGCACACGCGGCGGACGAGGGAGGCGATACCTGGGCGCTCGAGAACGTTGTCGTGACAACGGCCCTGCGGCAGTGGGAAGTCTTGCACGCACTGGAGCTTATTTATCGCGATGCCTACAGCAGTCATCTCAATGACCGTTACCGAGCGAAGTGGAACGAATACCGGCGTTCGGCCAGAGAGGCGCGTCGACGCCTGTTCGAACAGGGCCTCGGCGTGACCCGAAAGCCTATTCCCAAGGCTCCTATACCGAAGCTGGGCGACGTCGCCGGCACGAATCCAGGCGGCACCTTCTGGGCACGAGTGAGCTGGGTGCGCGAAGAAGAGGAGGGCGCACCGAGCGACGCAAAAGCGTGGCCCACGGCTGCAAACACGACCCTCACCGTCGAAGCAGTTCAGCCACCGGCCGGGATCACCGGGTGGAATCTCTACGTCGGCGTCCTCCCCGACGACGTTGAGCTACAGAACGACCGACCACTGGCCCCTGGTTCCATCTGGACAATGCCGGAAACGGGTCCTCGCAGAGGGCGGCCACCCGGGACCGGCCAAACGGCCTCTGAGTTTCTCCGGGTCCGACACATCCTGCTTCGGGGGTGAGCCATGAGTTTCCCGGGCCGAGCGGCAACCGAGCATATCGCCGCGATCCTCAAATCACCGGGTGGCCTAGCCGCCAGCCTCGCCACAATCGCATCCCGACAGGGCATATTACCTGTGATCCTTCAACAAGATCAGATTCGCACTCACAATGTCGCGCCCGATCTTGCCGAAAAAACCGCTGGCGTTCATTACCCGGCGATCTATATCTATTGCGAACGGATTTCCAACGAGCTACGAGAGAAATTCCGAACCTTTGCCGGGAAAGTGACGCTCGTAATCGAGGTACGGGTTTCGAAGGATCGGCTTGAGGAGCTGGACGGAGAATTGCACATTCTGGTTGAGGCGATCACTGGTGTGCTTGACGTGGAAAAAGGCGACTGGGGCCATGGTCTCTGTTATCCCGGCGGATACGAAATCGCATTTGGACCAGTAAAGCACGGTGGCAAAAACTTCTTACAATCAGCAAGAGTCACGTTGACCGTTGATGCAAGAACAGATTGAGGTAAACGATCATTCATGGCCTGTTACATCGCGTCTAGTAATAACCGGTTTTATGTCGCTATTGAATCCAGCTACGGAGTCGTGCCTTCTATCGCTGCGTCACATCGCTTTTCCGCGCTGAAGTTAGCGATTCGGCAGGATCCGGATCAAGGAGAGCGACGTGACAAGACAGGCAGCCGGACGTTTTCCGGTGTTCCGGGACCCATACGCCGGCGGACCCGCTTTGAGTTGCGGACATACATTCCTGGGCTCGGCCCCAGCGGCGCGGGCCCGGCACAGGCGGCACTCGTGGAGAGCGCCCTTGGGGAAGAGCCACGGGTCTGGGACGGCGGCACCGTGGCACATGCCGCAGGTCCGGCGATCGCGTTCGCAACTTCGCACGGCCTCAGCCCCGGGCAGGCGGTAGCATTCGGGGGAGAGATTCGCTTTGTGCTCACGACACCGGACGCCAGCACTGTCATCCTGAACGCTCCCTTCACCATCACTCCGAGCGTCGGCTCCTTGCTAGGACGGACAATAAGCTACTTTCCGGCGAAGCAGTTGAAGAGCGTCAGCATATTCGACTACTGGGACCCTCCCAGCGCAGTGCAGCGAGTTCTGTATGGTGCAGGCGTGGAGCGCATGCAAATCCGAATCAACGGAGATTATCACGAGTTTTCCTTCAGCGGCGAAGCTGCAGATGTCATCGACAGTGTCAGTTTTGTACCCGGAGAAGGAGGCCTGGTTGCGTTTCCCCCCGAACCAGCGCTGACGGTTTTCGAAGCGCAGGTTATTCCTGGTCACCTGGGACAAGCGTGGCTTGGCGCCGTTCCGGACCGATTTTTCACGCTGACAGCCGCCGAGATCAGCGTTGTGAACAATCTCGATGTCCGAAGCCGTGAATTCGGCAGCGTGCTTCCCAAATGTCTGGTTCCGGGCCCTCGCCGTGTGGAGCTCGATTTCGATCTGTACGAAGACGACGATGACGCAACCAAGGCCCTCTATCAGGCGGCCCGACAACGGTCACCAATTGAAGTGATGTTTCAGCTCGGAAACACTTCCGGGCAGTTGTGCGGTGTCTACATGAAATCCGTCATACCGGAGGTTCCAGAGTTCAATGACAACGACCGGCGCTTGCAGTGGCAGTTTGCCCGATGCCGTGCGCAGGGTATTGCAGACGATGAAATCGTTGTGGCGTTCGCCTAGTCGGCGAAATTACAAAAGCGTTCGCCGACTGGAGTCGCAATGCATTCCCGGGGTCTGGCTGACAATCCGGAAGATGTCATTCGACCGAAGAATTGACCTCGCGCGACGGATCCGGGAGGTGGCGAGCCGGGGCGAGTATCTGGAGGCGAGCAAGAACCCCGACGAAAAGCTGGCAGCAGCTCTTCTGGCAGCCGAAGTCGACCGCATCTATTTTGACTGGGGGCTAGCTAACGTGGAAGGCCTTGTGCTCGACGGCGAGCCGGCTACCCCGGCCAGACTGCTGGCCTCTGGCCCGGAAGACCTCGTGCGGGAAGCCCTGTCGCTGATCAAGACTGAGTGCGGCCTCACGGAGGAAGAGCAAAAAAACTGATTGTCGCCTTCCACTTTCAATTTTCGGACCAGGCCAAGTGGAGGTGCGATGTATGCCGTGAGAAAGGCCTGGAGCAACAACGCGCCTGCGGTTTTCTCCCGAAGCGCGAGGGCACCGGTCGGCAGATCGTGTGGGCACGCGGCAACGTGGCTGTCACAGAGTGCCCGAGATCGCTGATCCGCGCAGAAAGCCTTGAGTTTCTGGAACGCTATTATGCATGGAAAATCTCGGGCAAAAAAGATCTGACAAAACTGAGCGCACGACAGGCAGAAGCTTTTCTCATACTGGAAAACGAGTGGAAAAAAGAAGCGGAGAAAACCAATGAACGAGCTTGACCGACTGCTCGCAATATTTGGAACAACACACGGCGCCGCCAACGGAGATGTCTTCGAACGAGTAACAAACGCCATCCTCACGGGCTCATCACAACTAGAGACCACGCAAAACACGCTGGAGCAGCTCCGAAATGCTGCGCAACGGCAAGCGGACGCAGTCCAGGAGAACACCGAGGCGGTGAGGGAGAATACGACAACGCGGCCCACGGCGCTTTCAGGATTCGCAGCAGACGCCGTGAAGACCGCAGGGCGCCTGCTGGGGGGCGGTTTTGCATTTTCTCCGATTCTCTCCGGACTGGTCGGCCTGCTCGGATCGGGTAGGCCCGAGCCTGCACCGGCACTTCTGCGTTACGTTGCGCCGACTCCCTTCCGCTTTCAGGGCGCACTCCCCCAGACGCCCAAAGAGTCAATCCTCGAGGTTGATTACGAACAAAGTGGCCTAGCCAGGAGAGTCTTTCAGTCCCCCATGCAGGTCTCGATCCACATCCAGGCGATTGACAGTCGCTCGTTCGTAGACCATCGCGACGAGATTGCCCGAGCGGTAAGAGAAGCGATGCTGAACGCACACGGTCTCAATGACATAGTGGCGGAGTTGTAGCATGCCAACTTATCCGACACTCAAAACCGGCGCCTCGTCGCAGTATCCGCTGATACGGGTCCTGCAGTGCCGTACGCATATTGTGCGTTTCGTGGACGGCGGTGAACAGCGTTTTCGCGAATTGCGTCGGCCTCTGCACAGCTGGGTCATCAGCCTGGAAACTCTGGACGACGCCGAAATGCACACATTCTTCGAGTTTGTGGAGTCGGTCCGCGGCGCTGCCGGTAGCTTTTTTTTCCGCGATCCTGTGGATGGCAGCCTCTATTCCCACTGTGCTCTCGAGACGGACGCCACAGACTTTACGTGGGACAGCGACGACAAGGGGCGGGTCCAGCTTATCGTCCGGGAAAAAACCAAGTAGTATGCTGTACTTCCCGCAGTTGGCAACCGGGGCCACGGCCCAGTATCCGCTAGTCAAGCGCCGAGTATTTCGAACGGTTTCGAACCCGCTTGCAGACGGCCGAGCGCTCACACTGGCAGACTTTGCCGCCGGCCGAGTAGTTTGGGAACTTACCTACCGAGGACTGGCAGATGTAGAGAGAGCAGCTCTCGAAAGCCTTTTTGAACAGGCGGAGGGCAGACTGAAAACTTTTACATTCGTGGATCCAGTCGCTAACCTCTTTCAATGGAGCGAGCGTTTGAGTGAACCTGTGTGGGATAAAGATCCGATGCTGGTTCTTACGGAAGGCCAGCCTGACCCTGAAGGGACATTCCGAGCGACAAGAGTCGCAAACAGCGGATCTACTGCGCAAGAGATCGTACAGATGCTTGTGGCACCGGGCTGGTATCATTATTGCTTCAGTCTATACGTGCGAAGCGACACACCCGGAGAGCTGGCGCTTGTCCGCGCCACTGCGGACAGCCAAGCACAGGAAAAGGTGGTGACAACGCCAACCTGGCGACGTGTCTGGCTATCGAGCCGTCCAGTCACAACAGCCGACCGTGTGCGTTTCGGGCTGCGTCTAAACGGTGGGGTGTCGGCTGACGTGTGGGGGCTACAAGTGGAGGCGCAGGTTTACCCCTCAGCATACAAAGCAACGGCGGCACAAGGAGGGGTGTACCCGACCGCCCGTTTTGATTCGGACACGCTAAGCATGACTGCCGACGGGCCCGGACAATATTCCTGCAGAATCTACGTCAGCGCACCCTTGGCGGGCTAGCGCGAGTTGGTCTTATTTTACGCAGGTGGCAAGGAGCAACGTTCTCGTTTTACAAGAGTGTTTCCATGGGCACGATTGCGCAGATCAAAGAGCAAGAGGTCACCGAGACGCCGCTGTTTTTAGTGGAGTGCGAACTGATTTCGGGCGAGCGCCTGCGCTGGAGCACACACGAAGTCACTTTTCAAGGGGAGCTGTACGAAGCGCGGATATTGCGGCACAACTTTTTTGAGATCCGGGCGGATTCGGAAACTGCTACGGATGGATCTACACGAATCGCGCTGACCCTTGCCAACGCCGATTCCCGCCTGTCGCAAGTGGAGCGGTCCACGGGCTGGAAAGGCAGCCGTGTCGTCGTGCGATTCGCCTTTTTCGACCTCCGAACGGGACTTGCCGTTTCAGAAGCCACTGTCGTTTTTCGGGGCATCGCTCAGGCTCCCGACGAGATTACTGAAAGCACTCTACGGCTCACTGTGGGCAGCCGGTTCAACTTGCAGCGAGTATTGCTGCCCGAGATCCGAATCCAACGCCGGTGTCCTTGGAAATTTCCTGCTACGCCGCAACAGCGGACTGAGGCCCTGGATGGTGGCATCGAAGGGAAGTACTCGTTTTTTTACCGGTGCGGGTATTCCGCGGACGTGCCGGGCGGCGTAGGCAATCTCGACGGAGGTCAGCCCTTCACGACGTGCGACTTTACGCGGAGCGCCTGCGAGCAACGCGGAATGTTCGACCTGGACAGCCGCGGCAACATCACACGGCGTTTCGGCGGAATCGAATTTGTCCCATCCTCCATTGCGGTACGCAGCCACGGAGAGAAAGGATTCCACTACGCAGCCGTCACCGAAAACGAAGCGCGATACAACGATTTTGTTCCGTTAGTGTACGGAACGGCGTGGTACGCACCACCGATCGTGTTTGCACGCAACGACGGAAACCTTACGCGGCTCGAGGTACTCCTGGGGATGGGTGAAATGCAAGGGGTTCTCAAGGTACTTGTGAACGACCTTGACATCCCCGAAGGCCAACTGGGTGCCGACATGACGGCCACGGGGTGGTACCGAGTCGTGAGTCTCGGAGCGAGAACCGGAGCCTTCAACGCGGACTTCGAAGGTGGTGATCCCTATGGCAGCATGGCCGTGATGTCGGTCGTGGTGCCGAATCGGGTCAACGAGGGGCAGACGTTACCGCGGATCCGAGTTCTTGCGCAGGGACTTAAATTGGCCCAATATGATGCCCAAGGCAACTATATAGGGGAAACGTTTGACAATAACCCGGCATGGGTATTGTTGGACGTATTGCGCAGATCCGGCTGGCGACTGGAAGAAATCGACCTTACAAGCTTCAGCCGCGCGGCGACCGTGTGTTCGGAGCCGATCGCGGCCTCGGACTTATACGGGAATCCCGTTTTCGTTCCGCGGTTTCAATGCAACCTCGTGCTGCGACGGCGGCGTAGCGTCGCTGAAGTCATACGAGGTATTCAGTCGGCCTCGCGGCTATATCTTGTGCTGGGCGACGACGGGAAACTTCAACTGCGAGTCGAAGACACCCTAGCTCGGCAGCAGCCGGCGCGAAGCACGGGGAGCAATAGCGCGTCTCCGCTCAACGGAGGGTGGCCAGCGTACGAGTTTGGGGACGGCACGCTCGGCTTTTCGGGCATCTTACGAACCGCCAGCGGTGAGCCGAGCCTCCGGGTTTGGTCTCGCAACACGGCGGAGACGCCGAACCGGGTCACTGTGGAATTTCAAGATGCGCTGAACGAATATCAACAAGACAGCCTCTCTCTTGTGGATCCCGAGGACGTGCTTCGCGTGGGCCAAGAGGTGAGCATGCCGTTGCCTGCGCTGGGAATTCCTAATGCGAGTCAGGCGGCAAGAGCGGCACGACTCACCTTGGACAAAGCGATCCGCGGAAACACCTACGTGGAGTTTGAAACGAGTGTGCGGGGCGTAGGCCTCAAGCCGGGTGATTTGATTACTCTGACCTATCTGAAGGAGGGATTTCAGCGCCAGCCGTTCCGCATCAAGACCATCGCTCCGGGCATGAATTATCGGACCGTGCGAATCACGGCGCAGATCCATGACGACGCTTGGTACCAAGACACGGCGCTTGGCGGTGCAAGTGGAGCGGGCCGCCAGCCAGCATATGAGATCGGCCTTCCGCGTCCGCTCATCGGACAGGTGCTGGACGCAGATGGTCAGCCCCAGTTCGACGTGCAAGAACGGGTGGATGAAACCGGAGACGGCCGGATGGTGGTGTGGATCCGAGCCGGATTTGTGGTACCACCGAAGCCAGGCGCAGCCATGCGCAGCGTTCCCATGGTCAGCCTCTCGCCCCTCATCGAAAGCGTGGGCGGCACACTTCCAGCAAACCAAACCTTCTACTATGCCGTCAGCGCGGTCTTTGCACAAGGAACTGAGAGCCCGCTTTCATTTATCGTTCCCGCCCGGACGCCCCCGACGTCGAACACGAACACCGTGCGACTCCTAGGGCTCAGTTTTCCCCCTGGGACCATGGGATTCAACGTTTATCGCGGCAGCACTCCCGCTCTTATGTACCGGATCGCCGCCAATCAACCGCCAAGCGTACAGTTCACGGATACGGGCCTGCCAATTCTACTGGAGGCTCCGCCAGACGAAAACTTCGATCATGCCAATTTTTATTGGCGTTTTGAGCAACTGCCCGAATACCCCGCTACAACCTACGGACCACTTACGGTTGGAAACGACTCTTTGACGATGCCTGTAAATGGCTACCGTCGCTCGGTAGTTCGCATCACAAAAGGTAAAGGGGCGGGACAAGAACGGGTCGTAGCGCAAAACGATGCTACCACGTTTACCCTAGACAAGCCTTGGACCGTGGAGCCGGATTCGACCAGCCGTTTTGTCGTCGCCGAAGCGACGTGGCACTTCGGCGCCACGACCCGTACCAGCCCCGTCGAATTCGAGGTCCCCAACCGCGTCGGCGCAACATTGCACATCTCTGGGCGAGCGGCGAACGTCAACAACAAGGAGGCACCATATGAACTGTCACCGCTGACGCGGTGGCGGATCGGCGGGGGAAGCCTGGTGCCCCTCGATGCCGACGTTCCACAGATGCCGGTTTTCGGTCTGCAACCGACAGGCAAAGGAACGCTCGAGCTATCCGCAATCGGCTTTGTCGACCTGACGAACACACGGTCGATCACGACTGCGACGCTGACCGTGTATTACTGGAGTGAGCTATCCAGTCCAAGTCTCTTTGAGCTCGGCACGGATTTAGGTTCTACTGACACCATGATAGATTTGAATGTGTCCGGTCACGCTCAAGCAGGAAGTGTGATTCAGATTGGTACTGAAGTGATGCAAGTTGTGGCGACGACTAACGGAGGAACGCGATACGAAGTCGTACGCGGCTTCCACGGAACGACGCCTCTTGCTCACACTGCTGGGGAAAAAGTTTATCATCTCCGACAAAAGGTATTCATCATTCCTTTCGTCCGAGACTTCTTCGGCAGTCCAGCTAGCGGGAGCTTCAGTTACCCTATTTTTTTGCCGGACGTACGCGTTGCGAGCGCGGAATTTTTCGTCACGAACATGCGCGGCAACAGTCCGGTGGCCGCTGCAGCCTTCACGGACTCGCCAGAAGGGGGTCTGCGAACGCTTTCCGGAGGGCAACTGTCAATCCAGGTCGAAGGTTATCTGGCGGCGCAGTCGGATGTGGCTCCGCCGCTGGTCGTCGAGGAATCGCATGCGGTCCGGGATATCTTTGCTGTCGTCAGAGAGGGGCCGTCCGGAGGAACGGTAGTATTGCAACTAAGGCAAGACACGGAGCCGTATTGCACGCTAGTGATACCGGCAGCCGCGCGAATTTCGAATATCGTCAACGGCTTTGGCCTACCGCCCTTGCGGGCAGGTGCCGAGATCAGCCTGGATATTTTGGCTACGCCGCAAGGCGCGGGAAGTTTTCCGGGACGAGACCTCACGGTCACCATTCGGCTTTGA